ACACACACACACACACACACACACACACACACACGATCATGACGAAAGAACAAAAATTCAGAGCACTGATACGAGAAATGGTGCGAAATGAAATGCGGTCTAACAACTCCAAATCCCGTCTTGACGAAGGGATTGGTGGGTTTGTTGGCCTATCTCCGATCAATTCCATGCCGTCCCATTCTAACCGCGACAACTTTTCGTTTAACGGGGTTTCAAGTATTGGCGCTCAACAAAAAGCAGCGGAAGAATCAAACATGGAACTAACCGAGCAAGCCCTGTCGGGTTCCAAAGTGGCGTCGGCATACTGCAATGATGATCAAACGTCATTCACGCTTGAAATTGAAGACGGTCCTCTCATTGAAATTCAAAGTGCGGGGGATCGTCTTAAAATCATCAAAATAGATTGAAGCACATGAAACTTCAACAGCTAATGAAATCGGCGATGCAAGATAAGATGGCTGACATGTTAGGCGTTCAGCCGGACCCTCGTGCGCATGCGTTTTCACCAAGTGATCAAGATGCACGTCAGAAGCCCGCTAACAAGCCCGAGAAGCCGCGCAATTTTGATTTCCGGGGGGTTGATAGTATTGGAAGTTCAGATCCGTATAACGTGGTTGAGGGACCATCTCAAACATTCACCGGGAATTCAGACACGACCAACAATATAACGTTGAAGCAGACTGCGAATGGTTTCAAAATTTGCATTCACGAAAAAACAGAGGTTCCCGATGACGGTGCCTCCGTTTTTCTCAATGCCGCTGAACTTAAACGACTTAAAAAGTTACTGGATGAAATGACTCAAGCAACATAAAATCCGGAATGTCAACAAATCAACGCCAAGAAATTCAGAAGGCGCAACGGCAAGAATATTTGAAATGCGCAATGGATCCAGCGTATTTCATGAAGAAGTATTGCAAGATTCAGCACCAACAGAAAGGCAAGGTAAAATTCAATCTATATCCGTTTCAAGAACGAACTCTTGAAGAAATTCAAGAGAACCAGTATAATGTGATTTTGAAAGCCCGTCAAATGGGCATTTCCACGTTGATGGCAGCATATGCTCTTTGGCTCATGACATTCAATAGCGACAAGAACATTCTTGTCGTTGCACTCAAACAGGCAGTTGCACGCAACCTTCTCAAGAAGACCAAAATCATGCACGCAAACCTTCCAGGGTTCTTGCGTCTCAAACGTGAGGTGGACAATCGTCTTTCCATTATGTTTGAAAATGAAAGTCAGATGTCTGCCGAAACAACCACCGGCAACGCCGGGCGGTCCGAAGCACTTTCACTTCTTATCATTGATGAAGCAGCTTTCATCAAAAATGCACGCGAACTGTGGTCAAGCATTCAAGCAACTCTTTCTGCGTCCGAGGGGGACGCAGTTGTTCTTAGCACACCTTCTAACATCGGAACGTGGTTTCATGAAACGTGGAGCAATGCTGTTTCTGGGGCTGATTTGGTAGATTCCACCGAAAATAAAGAGATTTGGAGTGGTGTCGGAGAAAATGACTTTCACCCCATCAAGTTGCATTGGTCCTTGCATCCAGACCGAGATGCGGCATGGAGACGTGAACAAGACAACAAGTTGCCTGCAAGCAAGGCAGCACGAGAATATGACACGTCATTTGAAAGCAGTGGTGACACTGTCATTGGAATGGAGCGCATTCGTTCCATTGAAAAATCGCAAGTAACCAACCCCCAATACAAAATTCCGGTTTTCAACCAACGAGATTTTTGGGTGTGGCAAGAACCGCAACCCAACACGTCATATGTTGTGAGTTCAGATGTTGCGCGGGGGGATGGCGATGGCGATTATTCAACAATTCAAATCTTCACAACCGATGAAATTGAACAAGTTGCTGAATATCGGGGGCATGTTCGCCCTGACCAACTTGGAAATCTTCTTGTCCGATTCGGGACCATGTATAATGATGCGTTAATTGTCGTTGAACGCAATAGCTACGGTTACAGCACGCTCCGAACGATCATGGACCGCGATTACAAGAATTTGTTATACACGTCTAATGATCTTCACATCATTGACACCAAGGGCGGTAAAAGAAACAACAAGAAGGTGCTTCCCGGCCTTTACACAAGCCGGAAAACCCGTCCACTCATTGTTTCTAAGTTTGAAGAGTATATAAGGAAAGAATATGCCACTATTAGGAGTAGCAGGCTTTGTGAAGAACTCAAAACATTTGTATGGAAAAAGAACGGAAAAGCGGAGCATGTAAGCGGGTATCACGACGATCTTATTTTTGCTGCGATGTTCATGTTTTGGGCACGAGATACTGCAATCCGATTGCGAGGAGACGCTGAACGGCAAAGCCATTCAGCGATGAGAAACATTCAATCAAAAAAAGGTTCCAATTTCAGAAGGAATGCCGGTGGGTTGTATACACCTGGATCCGCCAAAGGCAATCCGTGGCGAGACCAAAATACAGGGCAAGATTTGGGATGGTTGTTGGGTTGATTCACATGAATTTTACGACATGCAAAACACCAAACCAGCCGAACAAAAACTACATAAACCTCGTTCTTTCCGAAGCACTCAAACGCAAAATTGTATGCGGCAAACATAAGGAAAAGTGGGTTTCAACCAAAGATGGGTGGTACAAGCTGAAGTACAAAAACGGAAACCCCAAAGAAATCCGAATGAGTTCTAAAGAGCGCCGCAACAGAAGTCCGCAGTTCAAAAAAGCGTAGTTCGGGGTCAAAACGGCGTGCGAGCAAGAAACGCAAACGAACACTACGAAAAAAAATTATGAAAGAAATACGAAAACAGATTAGAGAAATTTTCATGCTTTCCGAATCCACCGGGTGTCGTGGGAAAGAGCATATCGGAAAGATTGATTACCACGGAATCACAGTCAACGTTGAACTATGTCCTCATGCTGTTGATAATTTGGATCGCCCCGACAATATAGGGCCGCCCATCACCCGTGCAGAGATAATGCGAATGTGTCGCAAGGCAGTCCCCAAGATAATGACTGCTTTGTTGGAATGGGATATTCAACTCGCTGATGAATTTTTGATTACCAGCACGAAGTCCCACGTTAACCTCCCCGCAACGATTGAAAGTGTGCCAGGAAAAGAAAGAACGTATGAAATTCGGGGAATCACCACAATGCGAAAACCGGGATTTCGCCCTAAATACGGTGACAAGCAATTCAAAGTAATGTCCGAGTGGTTGATCAAAACATTCAATCAAGAGATGGAACGAGCATTGAGTAACATGTATCAAATCAAAGTTTGAGAATATGGCAAAATACGACACACCAAGTTTACCAGATCAGAAAAAAGCGGAATACGATGGCAGAGAAGTTACTCTATACGACCCTTTTCGCATTGACGATGACGAAAAAAAGTTTGCGGTCTATGTTGAAAACCCGGATAGTGGGAACATCAACAAGGTTAAGTTTGGAAGTGCCGACATGGAAATCAAACGGGACAGTGAAGACAATTTGAAATCGTTTCGGGCGCGCATGAAATGTGATGATCTGGATCAGAGTGACAAACATACCGCCAAATTTTGGAGTTGTGTTTTTTGGAGAGGTGATAAATCAGTTAGTGATTTGCTTGGTGAATCTTTTCCGGGGCCGTCAATCATCCCCAAAAGCAAAATTCGCATGTATTTGATCCAAGAATACAATGCGCTTGTAGAATCTTCAGAAACGTCGGATGTTTCATCGGTTCTTGATAGACCGGGAATGGTAATGATTACCCCACAAAGCCCAAAATACGATTCTGTGGAGCGTGAAGTGAAAGCTGAAAACCCCAACATGGGTTTCAGTGGGTATTCATTTTATGTTGTCAACACAAAGACATATGACACGGACCAAGGATTTTCTGAAGTGTGGGGTGGCAATGCCAGCAACTCATTTCAATTTGGGACCGGAATGCGCGATATTCAACCCAATCATCAATTGCAACGTGTGATATAGCATGAAAGCAGAAAAAGACATATAGCAAAATGCATGTTACACACAAGCGTTTGCATAGCAAGAAGCACACATATAAAAACCAAAGCAAAAAACAACAAACATGCCAGTCAAAAGCAATGCAGAAAAGAGCGGTACGATTCGGCAGGCTTTGAACAAGCTGTTTGGAAGTGAAGTTATTGTTCGTTCCTCGTCTGGAGGCCAAATCAAGACCGTGGATGTGCGTCAATCTCAAGCTGTGACGCGGTCGTTTCATCACGATAAATACAGACGCATGTATCAGTCTGGAATGAGTTCATACGCACCCCAGACGGCTGATAAGTACGGGTTTCATGCGAACCGAGTTTCATTATTCCAAACGTATGAAGAAATGGATGAAGATCCCATCATTTCTTCTGCACTTGACATTTATGCAAATGAGGCAGCAACCAAAGATGCATTTGGTGAGATTGTTGACGTGGAATGCGAGAATGGCGAGATCAAGAGTGTTCTTGAAAACTTGATTTACGACATTTTGCATGTTCAAGACAATGCGCGTTGGTGGGCACGCAGTGTTGCAAAGTATGGTGATCTTTTCATGAAACTTGAAGTGTATCAAGATCACGGTGTTGTCAATGTCCAACCATTGAGTCCATACAACATCCAGCGATATACAGATCCCGATACAGGTCGCACACAGTTTTCATATGAAGAAGCGGGACATTCTACCCCCAACCAGTCGGACATTACATTTGAAGAATGGGAAATTGCCCATTTCCGATTCACAAACGACAGCAATTTCTTTCCATACGGAAAGGCTCTCATTGAAAATGGTCGTATGATATGGCAACAGTTGACCCTTATGGAAGAAGCCATGTTGATCCATCGCATCATGCGAGCGCCTGAAAAGCGTGTATTCAAAATTGACATTGGAAACATTGAACCGGATGCCGTGGATTCGTACATGAAAGGCATCATCAATGATATTCAGCAGACGCCTCTCATGGACCAACAGACCGGTCAATATAACCTTGAGTTCAATATGCGCAACATGCTTGAGGATTTTTTCTTGCCTGTTAGAGGGCGTGAGAACGGCACAGAGATCAATAGTTTGCAGGGTCTTCAGTATCAGGTTATTGAAGACGTGGAGTACCTTCGCAAAAAGCTGATGTCTGCACTCAAGGTCCCAAACGCATTTCTTGGATATGAGAATGAGATACAGGGAAAATGTATTGACCCAAAGACAGAGATTCCGTTGATTGGCGGTGAAACAGTCACCGCCGAAGAAATTATTGATCACTACAACAATGATGACGGAGATTCAGAGCCTCTTTACACATACTCTTATGATGAAGAGTCTGGTGAAATGGTTGCCGGAGAAATTGAGGCAGCAGAAATGACGCGGCGCAATGCTGAAGTTGTTGAAGTTGAGTTGGATAATGATGAAACCATTGTAACAACACCAGATCACAAATTCATGACGCGTGACGGTGATTGGATTGAGGCTCAAAATTTGGAGCCTGGACAACCACTCATGCCTCTTCAGAACGCCATTCAATCTACACATAAAAATCATGAGGTTGTGTCCGTTACAAAGCTGGAAGGCAGAATTGACACGTGTGACATTCAAGTAAAGAAGTACCACAACTTTGCAGTGTCGGCGGGTGTGATCATTCATAATTCAACTTTGGCCCAAGAAAGCATCAAATTTGCCAATGCAGTTCGTAACTTGCAAGAATCTCTTGCACAGGAACTCAAAAAGATTGCATTGGTGCATCTTTATACCAAGGGGTATAAAAATCAGGATCTCGTTGGATTCAACTTCAAATTCACAAACCCGTCTATTGTTGCAGAGCAGGAGCGAATTGAATTTTTGAGCCGGAAGGCGGGCGTGGCACGTGATTTGAGAGAATTGCCTATACACTCCGATAAGTGGATTGCAAAGAACATTTTCAACATGTCCGAAGAAGAGTACGAAGAGCAGCTTCGGGAGAAAGTGCGAGATTGGAAGCGCAATTTCCGCAAAGAACAGATTGAGCGAGAAGGAAATGATCCTGTCAAGACAGGTCAGAGTTATGGAACACCCGGAGACCTTGCAGCATCCGGCAATGTCAATCTCAAAAACATTGACATGGACGATCTTGCCAAAAAAGGTGAAGACGGTGATAAAGGGGATAACAAGCCAAAAGGAGAATTTGATAGTGTCACAAAACAAGATGACGACAAATACGGACTCAAAGACATGTCCAACTTGCTTCGTCCAAAATCAAGCGATCTCAAACAAAATTTCCAGGGGGGCAGCCCTTTGGCTCTTGATTCGGTAGCCCCAAACCACAAAAAGAATCTGATTCAAGAATCTTTGAAACAAGAAATCATGAATGAGCAGTCCCGACAAGATCAAGAATGGGAGATCCCTGATGATAGTTTCATGAACGAAAATATCATTGATTCATTCCCCGATCCAAATGATGCAATGGAAATCCTTGAATGACGTGATTCGCATTCATACCTATATATGAATGTGTTTTTATATAATACCACCCATCAATGCATGTTGTATATCTCCACATATACACACAGGACGATAGGAAAGAGACAAAAAACACCATCACCACATATAACACATTGAAATGAAGAAAATCAAGCATTCCAAATACAAGAATTCTGGACTGATATTTGAGCTTTTGGCACGTCAGATCACACAAGATGTGTTAAATGGGCGTGAACAAAGCCATGCCATGAATATCATTCGTGAATACTACAAAAACACGGAGGTTGCCAAAGAATACTCCCTTTACCGTGTTCTCATGAATGAAAACTATCGGGATGAAAAGAAAGCACGAAATCTTCTTCAGCGTGTGTTGCGCAATAGGCGTATGCTTGATGAAGACAAGTTGAAAGACGAGAAATACCGACTTGTTGGGGAAATCAAAGACAAGTACCCCCTTAAAGAGTTTTTCAAAACGAATATAAGCAATTATCGCAAGTTTGCAAGCATATACAAGCTATTCCAAGCTGAACTGCAAGAAGAGGTTTACAACCCAACTGACGTTGTTGAGAGTGAAAGTACAATCATTGAGCATATCACAATTCCTAACACGTCCATTGATGACAAAGTAAAGCAGTCGGACTTGATAAAAGAATACAAAAAGCAAAGCCGTGGATTCCGGATGTATGCTCAAAAGTTGATGATGAAGCGCTTCAATGAAAAATACAACGGGTTGGGTGAGAATCAAAAGAAGCTGATTCGCAAATACATCAACAACATTTCAAACACCAACAATATGACCGAATATCTCAATTCGGAGGTGGATCGGTTGGCTGAAGCCTTTTCGGACATATTGCCCAAGATCAAAGACGACGTTGCACGGATTAAGGTAGACCAAGCCGTTGATCTCATTGAAAACATCAAATGCGAGCACACGGTTTATGAACAGAATGTCAAACGTATGCTGATGTATTATCAGCTATACAACGAGATTGAACAAACGCTGTTATAGAAGTTTGCGGATCACACACATACAAAATTTCAAAATACGACATGAAAATACAGCGCTTGAATGAAGAAGACCCTTGTTGGGATGGGTACACAATGGTTGGAACCAAGATGAAAAATGGTGAAGAAGTCCCAAACTGTGTTCCAGATGATGAAGTTGAAAACTATGATGAAGCAACGACAACCGCTAATGTTCCGGGATACAATACCCCGTATGCGTTTTCAGGTGACGGAGACCAAGATATGATAGACCAGAAGCGGGAGTATCTAAAAAAATTGAACAAGCAATATGGATATACGCTGATGGACGATGTTCTATCAGAACAAGCCTTGCAAGACTTCAAGGAATGGATTTTACCATATGCACAGAAAAATGAAAAGGTGTTTGAAAGCGTTCATACACTTTTTTCCGCTGGTAACCCTATGTTGTCAGAAGCATCTTCATCTGAAATTATCAGAGGGCAGAATATTCGTGATCAAATGTCCACTGACCGGTTTGTTTTGGAGCTTGAAAAACGAATCGGTGTTTTAGAATTGCATGACGTATTATTATACATTGTTAGAAATCACGGATTGGGGTTTATTGAAGTGAACCAGGGGCGGCAGGTATATACCACTGCTGATCAAGTGCGTTCCATGCTTGGTGATCGGCAATATACAGATGCATTGTTGTATGGACTATCCAACGATGTTCTTGAACCCGCACTGGATGGCATCAAACGAGATTACAACCTTTCTTACTGAAAAAACTGCATAGAGACACCAAAAAATACACGTACCATATATAATAGGAGAGGGTGTTTCATACAAGAAAGAAAGTTGCATGTAAACAACCATTGAAAAAAACACGCATACCAATAACTGACATGAACAATAGACTGAAAGAACTTGCTGGAATCCAAAATGAGAATGAACGACGCGAACAGCTTGAAAAATCATTAACCGAAGCCATTCGCCAGATACCATCAAGAGATTTGGTGTATGAACTTGCGGACACGATGTCTGATGATTATCTGGAAGACGTGTTGCGAGAAATTCAACGAAAGATCAACGCGGGGTACTTTGATGAAGAATGACGTGGTACGAAACATCATTAAGGAGGAGGTGGAAAAGCAACTTCTGATCCAAGAAGTATTCTCTGCTGAAGAGCGGCGAGAACTCAAAACGATTATCCGGGATGAATTATCAGATGTCTTTTACGATCTCTTTAGAAAGAGAACCTTTTGGGTTGATTGAAATGCTCCAAGGGGGATATATAGAGAGCGTATGTGTGCGTAAAAGAGTGTAGCGTGCATTGTGTGTATATTCAATCCAAAACAAAAAATAACGCCATGAAAATCCATAATGATAGCAGCAGCAATTCCAAGCAAGACAAAAAACTCCCAGACGTTCTTGTGGAATACGTTCAGAAGGTTGTGTTGTCCGAATTAGAGATGTTTCGCAAAAACGTTATTTCTTCACGATTGAAGAAACTGGAACGGATCGTGTCCCGAGGAAAAGGCGCGCGAATTGACGGTGTTGTTGTTGACCCCGCCACAGCAGAGAACATTCTTGACTATTATCACAACTATCTCGGAGATAACACCAAAAATCGGTTTATGCGTTGGCCCATTCGCAAGATGATGTTTGGGGCAAATAATGCTTCAATGGATTTAATGGAAGGTGGTTTTTGATATTATATAATACAGCCACACTCACAACACATTCGCAATGGATATAATAGTCTTTTTGAAAGATACCGAAATCAACTCATGGAGTCAATGATCAACGACTTGAACGGAGTCAAGTTTGCATACATTTTTGAATTTGAGGTCAAAAATGGAGAGTTGTTTCTTTCTACATGTCCAATGAGGTAACGACACGCTACATGGACATTTGATGAATTCATATAAATCACACAACATGCCAAAACAAAAAGCTGACATTGTAGACGTGATCCCCTTTCAATACGAAAGGGTTCCAATTCAAGAGTCTTCCGGAAATGCCCAACTCACGGTGAAAGGAGTTTTGCAACGGGCAAACGCCAAAAACCAAAATGGTCGCATTTACCCAAAGAAAATTCTCAAGCGAGAAGTTGAAAAGTACAAGAAGGAAAAGGTCAACGAGCGTTTGAGTTTGGGGGAACTTGACCACCCGGACGATTCCACCGTCAATCTCAAAAACGTGTCTCATATCATCACAGATATATGGTGGCGAGGAAACGATGTGATGGGGAAAGTGGAGATCCTCCCAACTCCAAATGGGAATATCTTGAAAAGCCTGATTGAAGCCAATGTGAATGTTGGCATTTCCAGTCGTGGGATGGGCAGTGTTCAAAGCACGGGCGGTGACACAGTCAGAGTTGGCAATGACTTTGACTTGATTGCATGGGATTTCGTATCCAACCCTTCAACTCACGGAGCATTCATGGAACAACTTAACGAATCCTTCAACTCTCAACGAATTATCACTCCGTGGAACCGGGTTACTTCATTTGCAGGTGAAATCATTGGAGAAATGAGTGACGAATACCATGATCCGACTGATTGAGATTGCACAACAAGGTGAAATGCAAGAATTGAATGAGTTTGCATCCAATCTTGCCCAAGCAATTGATCTGTACAGAAGCGGGTCAAGCGGTGGGTATGTAGTATGGACGGGCCATGTTGGATCATGGAGAATCAACGTTGAAGTCAACAAAAGTAATCGGACATTGGATGTGTCATTATCGGATCAATCGGTTCGCATGGATCATAAGATCATATTTCATGCAAAAACCACGACCGATGATTATCCCACGTGGGACACATTTGTTGTGAGTTCGGGTCAGCTAACCGAACTTGAATCGTTCAAATCAACAAGCATGTCCGACTTTGTCAAGCATGTGTTCACGGCAGCCAAAAACAACAAAGAATATCTATCATGAAGAACGTTAGAAAATTGATCCGAGAAATGGTTAGACGGGAATTGGCAACCAACCATGTGCAACCCGTGCGAAGTCCCTTTTCTCATTACTCATATTACAATCCGGGGCGTCCATACAGCGACACGTTTCAAGACGTCACCCAACTCTACAACACCACGTACCGTGCAAAACACCATTCATCTCCATTCAAGAAAGTTTCATACTCTGAACCACTGAATATCTTGGTTGCCATTCCAGTGGAAGAAAGCGAATTCAAGTCGCCATTTGTTATTTTCGGATTAAAAGCGGCGCGGGGATATGGAAAAGATTACCGCTTCTTGGATAAATCCATTCCAGGTTCCGGTGGATATTACATTTCAGAAGAGCAAGCCAATCTCATGTTGATTGACACCAAAAAAGCATTGCGTGAGCTAAATCACGATTACATGGGGTTGTTGGGTGATGTGGAACTTAGCGACCAATATCTCAATGAGGGGTTGAAGCGTGAAAAAGCCGTTTCCAAAGCTCAACAACGATTCTTTGGAATGGTCTATGCCTATAAACAAGGAGACCTTGATCTTGATGATTTGGACGACGATCTTGCAGATCGCGTTAAAAAGGCTGCTGATGGAATTAGCATGTCCGACGCCAAAGATTATGCCGAGACCGACACCGAAGATTTACCACAGCGAGCGGAGCATTACGTGAGAGAAATGGTCCGTGAATACATACTGGACAACATCCCACCCCCCAATTCAAATTCCCTGGTTGAACGTATTGAACGCGCATATGGAGACGACATAAAAGATTCCTGTTTTGGAAATGCCAATCGCTTGGCTTGGAGCATATTTCGTGAAAAAAATTCCAAATAAGGTATGTATCAATGAGTTTTGCATGGCATGGTGTCATGCAAAAACGCCCATCAATTCAAGTTGATGGACCACATCCAAAGTATTTCAAAATATAGCGATATGAAGTTGACGAACATTGAAATTATAAGAGGACACGAAGCACTGCAAAAAATTGAGGAGCGTGATGACCTTGGTGAAAAACTTGTTTGGCCCATCGTGATCAACATGGACGAGTTGGAAAGGGCAAAGAACCGATACGACAAAGCATATGCAAAATATGTGCAAGATGCAGTCGTTAGAGATGATGACGGAAATCCCGTATATCCAGATGGTGTAGACCCCAACCAAGCAAATGTTGATCCAAAATTCAAAGACAAACAAGCACTCGTTGACAATTTGAATGAGTTGGCGCAAAAAACAGTTGAGGTTGAAATTGAAACGGTGTCCCGATCCGATTTTAAATCCATTCCTTCACCCAAGATTCTCCGTAAATTGCGATTCATGATTGAGGAACTCTAAAAAAAAAAAACACAATACAATGAATGCAGATTTGAAAAAACGGCTGACTTCACGAAAATTTCTTGGGGGGCTTGCATTGCTCGTTATCTCCATTGTGCTGCTGTCAATCAACATGATTGACGCTTCGCAATGGGTGCAACTCAACATTGCAGTTTATGGAATCTATGCGGGATCCAATGCAATCAGCAAATTTCCCGAAAAATCTTCCACCAATGGAAATTCTGCAAATGGCGTTTCTTCAAAATGAAATTGAATTCAAATGAGTTCAAATTGAATTGTATATATAGAACAAACGAAAACGTCGTTCTGCAATACGGCGTACCGAGACTTTTCACAATATATTGAGTTCCCAAAATGAACTCAGGCCGAATATCAAAGAATACACAACAATCATTATATACAAGATATGTCAGACCAACTTGATAGTGAGCTTTTTGAAGATGTCATGACTGATCTCAAGACATTCAAAGAGTTATCACTTGAAAATGCAAAAAGCGTTCTTGAAGAGTCGTGGACGCCTCGTTTGGAAAAGATGCTTGCTGACCAATTGCAAGCCGAAGCCGAGGAATCTGATGAAGATGATGGTCAAGAAATTGAAATTGAACTTGACTTGGATTCAGATGAAGATGACGATGACGATGAAATGGACGACGACGAATTAGAAGAGATCACCAATTTCCTTTCCCAATTTCAAGAAGCTGTTGCCGACGACGAACGCCACAGCGACCCGGATTGGAGCGATCAACTTTCATATGGTGAACCACAGCACGACGGTGGGCATGAAGATGCTCCAATGTTGGACATGGGGAATCATGAAGACGGATACAACGCGGGAAGCGATGCAAGTGTCCATGAAAGCCTTGCAAACGTGTTGCGTGATCTTGAAGAAGGAATTGAAGAAGTTGACCTTGATCGTGAAATTGAAGATTTCTTGGGTGAACTTGATCAAGGTCTTGATCTCACGGAACGTGAGATTGATGAACTTTTGTCTGAATATGGAGTCACGGATGTGGATAGAGATCCCATGAATGATCCAATGATTGCATCCGACCCATATCAAACATTGGCTGATGAACCTTCATATGAGTCAGATTCATACACTGAATTTGATCCTGGCTTTGAATACGGCCAACTTGAATTTGATCTGGAGTCGCTTCCGGATAGTAGCGTAAACGAAGGTCTGTCTTACCGAGATTTGCTTGATGAAATGGAGTATTATGAGGATGAGATAGACGATTCAATGTTTTATGATGAAGGCGATATGAATGACATGGCATATGATGATGACATGGATGAATATCGTGAAGAAGCAGCGGAACTCAGGGAGACGTTGAATAAATATCGTCAGGCGGTTGAAATCCTGCGGAATCAAATTAACGAAGTTAATTTGGTCAACTCTAAACTCCTGTATACCAACAAGTTGAACAACAGTTTCAACTTGAATACACGCCAGCAAAAGCGTGTTGTAAATGCTTTTGACCGCGCAAGCAATCTTCGTGAAGTCAAATTGACGTATGCAAACATTGCAGAAAACTTCAATGAGGCAAACAGAACGAAGGTTAACACCAATTCCAACAGCAGCGTGAGCCGCATCACCGAATCCATCAAAAACAGCGTTTCGGGCGGAACACAGAAAAACAATTCCACCAAACCAAGTTCAAGCATTTTGAATGAGAATGTGGACATGAAGTCCCGAATGCAAAAATTGGCTGGTGTGCTGAATGGGAAGAATAAAGGGCGCAATGGGCGTCGTAGAAAAAACAAGAAGTGAAAAAACAATAACTCGCAGGGTTGAAGTTTTGCCATACGTGCATTTTTCATGACAAAACTTCAACATGATAACACATTTTTCATCCGAAACAACAAACAAAAAATGAATTCTACTACAAACTTTAACCTTGACCAGTTCAAGGGAGGTGGAAATCCACAGCAAGCACTTCTGGAGAAAAGCCGGGGACTTGTTCGCAAATGGGAACCTACTGGACTACTTGAAAATCTTGACACCGAACAAGATGTTCACGGTCTTGCAATCTTGCTTGAAAACCAATATCGTGAGTTGCTGACAGAGGCAACTCGCACAGGAACCGCCGAAGGAAGTGAAGAATGGGCGGGTGTTGCTCTTCCATTGGTTCGCCGCGTATTCGGTGAAATCGTTGCAAAGGAATTTGTTTCCGTGCAACCCATGAATCTTCCATCCGGATTGATCTTTTATCTTGACTTCAAATATGGATCCACGCAGCCTGGATTCAATGCTGGAGACAAGATCCACGGAACCACAGAAACCGAAGGTGATCCTTCTGGTGGCCTGTATGGTGCCGGTCAATTTGGATACAGCATCAACGACAAAGCCGCAAGCGGTCTTGATGATTCCGACGGCGTCGTGTCTGTCGGAACGGTATCCAACAGCCGCATTGGATTTGATGAAGATTTGAAGGATCTTACAGGAACACAGAGCGGTGTGAACACACTTCGCCGTGTCACCGTCAACCTTCCTGCAAACATTGACACCAACGGTGTTCGTGCATTCACGATTTCTTCTACTCTGATCAGCGAGTTCTACAAGACGCACACTCGTTACGTCGGGGAACAAGGAGACGGAACACACAACGTTGAATTTGTCGTGCTTCCAAATAATAGCGCCGGCGGATTTGACGCTGCATCCGACTTCTCGGGAGCATCAGCAATTGATGTAGAGTACCACGTGCAACCCGAAACGTATGATCGCGGTGACTTTGAAGATCGTTCACCGAATCCAAACGTGGGCGGTGGCTTTGATGTTGGTGGTGGTTCCAGCACAAGCGGACCTGACGGTGCTTCCGGAACGTATCAGATTCTTGATATTCCGGAAATTGACTTTGATCTGAGCAGCGAACCCATTGCTGCAAAGACTCGCAAGTTGAAAGCTGTTTGGACGCCTGAACTTGCACAGGATCTCAATGCATATCACAGCGTGGATGCTGAAGCTGAATTGACGAGCATGTTGTCAGAGTACATTTCAATGGAAATTGATTTGGAAATCCTTGACATGTTGCTTTCCAATGCACTCACAACTGAATACTGGAGCACTCGCACTGGGTACGAATACGATGCTGCAACCGATTCTTTTGTGGATTCCGGAAGTCAGCCGGGTGGAACCAAGAATGACTGGTTCCAGACGCTTGGAAACAAAATCCAAAGCGTGAGCAACCAAATTCATCAGAAGACCATGCGTGGTGGTGCAAACTTCCTCGTGTGTAGCCCACAGGTGGCAACCATCCTTGAAAGCATTGAAGGATACCGCACCGATACCGGTGGCGACGAGATGCAATTCGCAATGGGTGTGCAACGTGTTGGAACGCTGTACAACCGATTCCAGGTGTACAAGAACCCTTACATGTTGGAAAACACAATCCTCGTTGGATTCCGTGGAAACAGCTTCCTTGAAACGGGTGCTGTCTATGCTCCATACATCCCACTCATCATGACGCCAATCGTGTATGATCCAAACAATTTCACGCCGCGACGTGGTGTGATGACGCGATACGCGAAGCGAATGGTGCGTCCAGAGTTCTATGGCAAAGTGGTGATTGCAGATCCATCGTATGTATAGAAACCAACAACACAAACACAGCCGTGTTTCGCGGGTCATGATTCAATCAAAGGTCATGACCCGCGTTTTTTTGATCTCCACTCAAATTTCAATTGCCCACAATCCCAGATCCGGTCATATCCCATCTCAACCATGTTTTCAAATTCGGACTTGTTGGGATCGGCACCATGGTTTTCAACCAACGTTTGCTTTGTGAAATTGCTGCGATGAAATCGCTTCAACGGATGCGTCGTGAAGTACCAATATCCTGGGTCGGATGTCTTGACGTGCTCAAATCCAACACGGGGGTATGCACTCGTGCGCTTGCACGACCAACGGCGGTCTGCATATGAGATGATGCGACACGGTGCCATTTCTTTGATGTGATGGTTCAAGAGACGAGAAAAGCCACCCACAACAATCGTGTTCCGTCGTGTGCATAGCCTGATCAACTCGTGGCCAGGCTGATTTGAAAATCGGATATGTCCGAATGTACAAACAAGTTCAAGCGTGTCATCGTGAAACAATCCCCACGCAGTCGTTGACGGTGCATATCCCATGAGATGATGGGATTCAAGAAATTCACGCTCTTGATTGGTGTTCAACTGCCGAATGTCCGTGTTTCGGGCATAAAGAATGCGGTCAATTAGACCGAGTTTGGCACGAAACACAGATTTCACAATGTCTTGATTGTGCTTCCATTCGTCTTCAAACACGTGCATTAGTTGAATGCCTTGTGCTTCACAGTTCCGTGTTTTTGAAACATGGTAGTCACGACCTTTTCCACCGCCAATTTCACTGTGCCAATAGATGCCGTCACACTCAATCGCAAAATCGTGTTTGGGAATGTAGAAGTCCAATTCCGCATTGTCAAGAACGCTTCGGTCGTTTTCAATGAAATTCACATTTTCAGATTCAAGAAAATCGGCAACATCCCGTTGAAATTGTGATCCGGTTGCGTTGCATGTTGGACACGTTGGGATCCGAGAACGGCGGATTCGGTGCTCAAAGGATTGGTTGCACCGGCAGCACGTGAACGTGTAGATGGTGTGCGGGGCATGAGTTTCGTTGCCGTTGTACTCATGAAAATCAAATTCAGCAACAAGATCCCGCTCCTCCAGCCGTTTAATCAAACTTTCATATTTGGCCCGCTGCATTTTTTCTCGTGTGTCAGGCGTGTGCGTCCGACCATGCATGGGGTTTGATTCCCCCCGGCTGTTGTGTCCAGACACATATTCCCGGAAGTACGGTGGATTGTGAATAAACGTGGTGGGTTGTCCACAACCACATTTGCACGTTGGGCGTGAGCCGTTGTGGACGTGTTCAACAGCGTATTCTTGCTTTGTGATCCCATGTTCACGTTTCAGGTGATACGTCAATGCACGTTCGCTGTGAACTGTCTCATTGCAGATCAAGCATTCAATGCAATCGTTGGATTGCTTCAAATGCTTTTTTCGGAATTCGGAATGGTCTTGAACGTATTCATCTGTTGTGAGACCGTGTGCATGTTTGAGATGTGTTGCCATTCCAACCGATGAATATGTGTTGTTGCAAATCTCACATGTCACATTTGAAGTTTGTCGTTTCATGAATTGTCATTTCATATATGAGATTCGTAGAAGCCATGAGAAG